TCTCCGTAGCCGAATGGAACGGTCACAAACACGAGCCGATTCCGACGACTGATCGCTGGGTTTACCTAGTTCAGTACGTGGCTGGGAGTGAAGGTTGGAACTGTGTGACCACCGACACTGTCGTGTTCTTCAGTCTCACGTATAGCTACAAGAACTGGTATCAGGCATTCGGACGAATCGACCGGCTCAACACTCCGTTCACGGACCTGCATTATTATGTGTTGAGAAGCAAATCCATGATCGACTTGGCGGTATGGAAAAGCCTCAGTCAGAAGAAATCCTTCAACGAGTCCTCGTTTAAGCTCTGATTGCGAGGTAGTAATGGCTTTTCGGGCTCATTTTGGACAAATTCCGCCAATCATTGTCAAAAACGTTGCCAAAAACGTTGTAGAATACTATACTTACGCGAGCAGACTTAATAATGTATAGTACCATTACTATGTGTGAAATCCTAGCACCTCTAGTGGCGTACGTTTTTGGCAACGTTTTTGACATCCCCCTGCAGAACCTACGAAAGGTACCCCCAGATGGAGCACTGGGCAGAAATCCCAGGATTCCCAGATTACTCGGTCAGTAACCAAGGTCGAGTGGTCAACGAGAACACAGGTCGCTTCATGAGCCTGGCACGTAACCAGCAGGGCTACCGCATTGTCTTCCTCAGGCAGAGTGGTCAGCAGTACACAAGATCCGTGACTACCCTCGTCGCGGATGCGTTCGTTCCGAGAGACCCGGAACGACCCCACTTCGACAGCGTCATCCATCTCGACGGTGACAAGTCGAATCTCCGGTATACCAACCTCGAGCGTCGACCTCGATGGTTCGTCATCAAGTACCACAAGCAGTTCGAGTACTTTCGATTCCACCAAAAGCTCCACCCATACGGAATCGAGGTCCCGGTCATTGATCTCAGTACAGGGGAGATCTTCGACAACACAACATTCGCCGCCATCAAATACGGACTGCTTGAGATCGACTTGGTCAAGGCTGTCCACAATCACACAGGGACATTCCCGTACGGAAGGGAGTTTGCGCTCGCTTCGGTATAAACCATTACCAACACGCGCAAAAAACGCACAATATAATAGAAGGGATAGAAGCAAGCCTTTCGTTTTTAGCCTTTTGAGGAGGTCAAAATGGTATTGGAGAGAGATTTCCAACCTAAGCTCATCAAGAGGATCAAGGCTATGTTCCCGGGATGTGTGGTGTTAAAGAACGACGCCAACTACATGCAGGGGATTCCCGATACGATCATCCTTTACCGGAATCGTTGGGCAACCCTTGAGGTAAAGCGAAAGCGACCCACCAAAGAGAGTGACTGGGAGCCGAACCAACAATGGTACATCGACCAGCTAGACAGAATGTCATTCTCAGCTTGTGTTTATCCCGAGAACATGGAAGAAGTCCTAGATGATCTTCAACGCGCATTCACGCCTCGTAGGGGAGCACGCCTTTCTTAGCGCAAGCAAGAGTTCGTGGCTACGCTACGACGAAGACAAGCTCGCCCGAGTGTTCAACGCCATGCTCGCTGCGCGACGTGGTACAGAGCTTCACAACATCGCCGCTGACTTGATCCGACTCGGCATCAAGCTTCCGCGTAGCAAGAAAAGTCTGAACTCCTACGTAAACGACGCCCTTGGGTATCGTATGACGCCGGAACAGGTTTTGTTCTTTTCGGACAACATCTTCGGTACTACCGATGCAATCTCTTTCCGAGACGACTTGCTCCGCATCTTCGATCTGAAGACCGGCATCTCTCCGGCCGGCTTCGATCAACTCATGATCTACGCAGCGATCTTCTGCCTCGAGTACAAGGTGAGACCCTTCGATATTCGGATGGAGTTCAGGATTTACCAGAATGACGAGGTCAAGATCCTCGAGGGTGATCCGATCGACATCTTGCAGATCATGGACCAGATCAAACACTTCGACCGCAAGATCGAGGAATGGAAATTGGAGGGACTCGGTTGATCCTCAACGAAGACGAGAATGTCATCAAGCACTACGGCACGCCTCGTCATTCGGGGCGCTACCCGTACGGCTCTGGTGGCGAAGAGGGCACGCCGATGGATCGACGCAGTTTCCTCGATCACGTCAACGCCCTCCAGAAGCAGGGGCTTTCCGAAGCCCAGGTTGCGGCAGGCATGGGGATGAAGACAACTGAACTCCGTGCCAAGAAGTCGATCGCCAAGAATGAGCTTCGAGCAGCTGACGCAGCTCAGGCTCAGCGGCTGCGAGACAACGGATACTCAAATGTCGACATCGGCAAAATCATGGGTCGTCCTGAGTCTTCCATCCGCGCTCTCTTGGCTGAAGGTGTTGCCGAGAAAGCGAACAGCCTCAACACAATTGCCAACATCTTGGCGAAGAACGTTGAGAAGCAGCAGTTCGTTGACGTTGGTCTCGGTGTTGAGCTCTACATGGGCATCTCGAAAGAGAAGCTCGCCAATGCGGTTGCCATTCTCAAGGAGAAGGGTTACGCAGTCGAGAAGGTTAAGTTCCAGCAGATCGGAACGGGCCACGATACTGAGATGAAGGTCCTTGCTCCTCCTGGGTTCACTCAGAAGGACATCTGGTTGCAGCGCGACAAGATCCGACAGCTTGACATGGTCAAGGAGTATTCGGAAGATGGTGGGCGTTCGTTCACCGGAATCCTTCCTCCTCTTTCCGTCAGCTCAAAGCGAGTCGCAGTCCGGTACAAGGAGGATGGTGGAGACACCGCAGACGGCGTGATCTACGTTCGTCCCGGGAAATCCGACATCTCACTTGGAAAGAACAACTATGCCCAGGTTCGAGTGGCTGTCGACGGCACTCATTACCTGAAGGGTATGGCTATCTACAAGCCGGACCTTCCGCCAGGTGTGGACCTCATGTTCAACACCAACAAGTCTCGTGCTGACATCGGCGACAACAAGCTCGACGCCATGAAGAAGTTGAAGGACGATCCGGATAACCCATTCGGCGCTGTCGTTCGTCAAATCAAGAAAGTCAACTCCAAGGGCGACCTTGAAGTTACCTCATCGATGAACCTCGTCAACGAGGAAGGTGACTGGGACAAGTGGTCAAAGAACCTCTCATCTCAGATGCTTTCCAAGCAGGGACATCGCCTGGCCAAGGAACAACTGGACAAGGCTTACGAAAAGAAGCAAGCCCAGTTCGACGAGATCATGGCATTGACCAACCCAACGGTCAAGAGGAAGCTTCTTGAAACCTTCGCTGAGGAAGCCGATTCGTCGGCAGTAAACCTCAAGGCTGCGGCTATGAAGGGGCAAGCAACTCACGTCATCCTTCCAGTCAACTCGCTGAAGGACAACGAGATCTACGCACCGAACTACAACTCTGGAGACAGGGTTGTTCTTGTTCGATACCCCCATGGTGGAACTTTCGAGATCCCAGAACTGGTAGTCAACAACAACCATCGTGAGAGCAAGTCTCTTCTCGGTAACGCTCCTGATGCCGTTGGTATCAACAGCAGGGTTGCTGCTCGACTGTCTGGTGCTGATTTCGACGGCGACACCGTTCTTGTCATTCCGAACAACAGTCGGAAGGTCAAGACCTCGTCTCCTCTTGAGGGTCTGAAGAACTTCGATCCACAGGAGCGATACAAGGCTTACGAGGGTATGCCGAAGATGACGGCTCAGCAGAAGGCGTCTGAGATGGGGTACGTTTCGAACCTCATCACGGACATGACTATTGCTGGTGCTAGCCATGAAGAGCTGGCTCGGGCAGTTCGTCACTCCATGGTTGTCATCGACGCCGAGAAGCACAACCTCAACTACAAGCAGTCTCACAAGGACAACGCTATTGGTGCGCTGATGCTCAAGTATCAGGGCCGCAAACAGGGTGGCGCAAGCACGCTGATCTCACGGGCCACCTCCGACAAGAGGGTGCCTGATCGGAAGCCTCGCCCTGCTGCTGATGGTGGTGCTATCGATCCGAAGACCGGTAAGAGAGTCTATGTTCTCTCGGGTAAGACCAACCGAGATGGCTCTCTCAAGACAATCAAGTCAACGAAGCTGGCAGAAACAGACGATGCTTTCACGCTGGTCTCTAAGACCAAGCCCACGATTGTTGAGACTGTCTATGCCGAGCACTCGAACAGGATGAAGGCTTTGGCTAACAACAGTAGGAAGGAGTCACTGAGAGTCGATTCGATTCCATACTCCCCGTCTGCTAAGAAAGCCTATGCCTCAGAGGTTGAGACCCTGAATGCCAAGCTGAAAGCCGCATACAGAAACAAGCCCCTGGAAAGACAAGCCCAGCTTCTAGCCGCCACCAAGGTAGCGATGAAGCGTCGGGATCATCCTGATCTAGACAAGGCAGAGATCAAGAAGCTTAAGAACATGGCACTCGAGGAAGCTCGTGTGAACATGGGTGCAGAGAAGCAGAAGTTCCACATCACAGACCAGGAATGGGCTGCGATTCAGGCTGGTGCTATCTCACCAAGTAAGCTGAGAGACATGCTGGACAACGCTGACATCGATCGGGTCAAGGAGCTAGCAACACCGAAGCAGAAGCCTCTGATGACGAGTGCTAAGCAGCGTCGTGCCAAGGCCTTGATTGCATCTGGTGCAACACAGGCTGAGGTAGCCAGTGCGTTGGGTGTTTCACTCACCACGCTGAAGACATCGCTGAGTGAAGGGAGCTAATAGATGGAGAGCAATGACGTCGTGCACATGTTGACGACGACTGACAATCCATTCAATCCGTTCACACAGTTCGATGAGTGGAACGCCTACGATGTAAGAGAAGGTTGGCACACCCTCTCCTACCTGGCACGGGTAGTCAGGTCTTCACATGAACTAAGTGAAGCTGATCAGCATCAGGCCTTCGAGCAAGGAATTCTGGAGATCCTCAAAGAGGATGTCTTCGGGGTTTATGTTCGAGTCACAGCTGAAACTGCAGACGCACAGGCAGCACTAGGCAACACAGCGTAACAAAGAGGACAAAAGAGTTTGTCTCAGATGGTTAATCACGTCGATACAGCGCTTAGGATGCACTTCTAAGGCTCTAACGATAGTGCACTGACCATCTGAGACATCTCTTATGTTTTTGAGTCTCTGGGACCTCGATGGTAGGGGGGAGGGGTCTCGCAAAAAGCACCCCCCGCCTTCAT